CTATTTATTTGATTTTGGCAGGGTTACTGTTTTCCCGCAATAGGAATCAATAGTATCTTTCATATATTTTTGTCCCTCGTCTGAATTAAGAAAATCAGCATATGATAATGTAGGATATATGTTACTATTCTTATTCAGAATCACTTCTTTCTCCTTTAATCTTTGCAAAGTATTGCCAATAGTTTTTGCTTCCCGATTGAAAAGAATCATATAGTTGATACCAAGTTTTTGGCATATACTATAAATATCTGTCTTTTCCTCTTCTGGGTGATTTTTTAAGTACCCTTGATACTCCTCAGACATCTGTACCTTTACTACTACATTAGTATTAAATTTACAAAAATCTTTGTGTATAGCCCTATATGCATCGTCAGTATTTTTTAAGATATATATACTTTCCTCTAATGTAGGATCTGCGAAAGCATCCATATTATTATCCCCCATCTCTGGACTCATATGGATATGTGTCGCATCGCATATGAACGGAGTAAAAATCTTAGAATCAACAGTATATTTTCTTCTACCCTTTATAATAGTCTCTTCCCAAAAACTTTCGTCAGAATAATAGAGATTAAGAATATACAAAGCACCTAAAGCATTAAGAAGATTTTCGATGGTAGCTTTTTCTATCGATCTTGTTCTATAATGCTTGAATGCTTGATACGCTTGTTGCCACCTACTACTGCTTGTCCCACGCTTATGAGCTTTATGCAGGGGAGTGAGCACTGACCTCTCCGAACCAAAATACATGTTCGAATTTGTTATTTGAAGCTTCTTTTTATCAATTTTCCAAGCATCTACCAAAAGTTTAATACAATCTGTGTCGAAATATAAATCTCGTTGATTTCCATTTTTATCAACTGGATGCTCTACCCCACCTAAACTAAGATAAATCTCCTTAGAAATCGCTTCAACTTCAATGACACATCGTATTAATAAATCTCCAATAGACAACGAATAAACTCCCAACTGCCTATCGTCAAAGAACACATTTTCTGCGATTCTCAGAACATCCTCTTCTAACCTCTTGTAAACCGGTAAAAATAAATTCATTACGCCTCCCTTTACATACGCAGAGCAAAATCGTTTTTCCAATTATCATATTTATGCAATCTATATCGAAATTCTGCATTTCTCCTATAACTCGCCCCCTTTTCAATACATTATAAAAGTGGCGGAGTCAAACATCAATCTGTTTTTCTCCGCCTTTTGATAAGTATAGCTTATGTGAATCCTTATTCTCGAATCGTATATCCAACCGTATGCTGGTAGAAATCATCACTAGAGAAAACAACCTCCAGCCTCTTATCATCGAAAATAAGAATCCTGCTCACAATCTTTTCAATGATATCAGGATCAAATACAGTAAGATCCCGACCTAGCTGCAATTCCTCTACCCGTTCATTGGCTTCAGTGGCAGTAGGCTTGTCCAAAAGGCTCTGTATTTCAGCCTCCAGTTCTTCCCCGCGCTCCTTGTCCTTCTCTCTTCTCGCCTTATACTCGTCCCTGCTGAGTTCTCCTGCCTTATACGCTTCATACAGCCCTGTGACCGAATGTTCGATCCTTTCCTGCTCTGCCTTCAGTTCCCTGATCTTTGCAGACATATCTGTCTCTTCACCCGCCCTACAGGCTTCGGCAGTTTCCAGTTCAGAGAGAAGCAAACGACAAGCCTCATTAATAGTATCCAGTGCCGCTCTCTCCGCATCTTGAACAGGCATCATAATCCTGCTGCAAGGTCTATTCTCATCCATGTTGCGGACACTACAGACAAACTTGCTGGCATACCGGGTTTTCCGAAGTTTCCTTCCGCAGTATGGGCATTCAAAAAGATTCGTTCGTTTCACATGAGTCTGCTCATGTCTCCCCGGCTGACAGGTGATCTTTGCCCGCTCAAACAGATCCTTGCTGATGATCGCTGGTATGCCACCATCGACAACACTCCAATCCTCTCTGTCACGCTTCTTAAGTTTACGATCATCGCCAAACCCGCGCATCTCATATTTGTTCTGGATCAACACACCTGTGTATGCCTCATTCCTGGTGATCATGTTGATGATAGAGCTATCCCACAGGTAATCCCCGTGGTCGTGATACGGTACATACCGGCTTTTCCCCCACTGCCTCTGAAGCCTGGTCGGTACATGCTCGGCATTCAGCCTTCTGGCAATGTCCCCACCGGATATCCCCTTTGCTGTTTCCTCAAAGATTCTCCTGACAACAGCGGCTTCCTCTTCATCTATGACCAGTTTATGATGATCAGAGGGATCCTTGCGGTATCCGTAGGCGACAAATGCCCCCGTGTACTCTCCGTTCAGGTTTCTATTGCGCCGTGCAGTCTTCACTTTTCTTGACAGATCCCTGCTATAGAGCTGATAGATGAGATTCTTAAATGCCACATCCATTCCTCCGGTCATACCAATGCTCTTATCACTGTCATAACCATCATTTACTGATATAAACCTGATCCCAATCAGCGGGAACACGAATTCCATGTAGTTGCCAACTTCCAGGTAATCTCGCCCGAATCTTGAAAAATCTTTCACCAGGAGGCATTCAAAGGCTCCGGCCTTCGCATCGTCAATCATACGTGAGAAGCTGTCCCTGCTCTCAAACCGAGTACCGGAAACCCCATCATCGAAATACTCCGTTATCTCGTAATCCGCAAACTCCTCATGACTTCTGATATAAGAATAAAGTAATTCCCGCTGGGCGCTGATACTGTAACTCTCATCCTTGCAGCCCTTCTTCACTTCTTCATCAGCGTCCGACAGGCGGATATAAAATGCTGCCTTTCTCTTCATAGTGCCACGGCCTCCCTACCGGCTTTCCGCTCCTGGAGCAGCTTCATCTCATCATCAAAGATAAAGCAGATCTCCAGTTTCCGGTGCTCATAGACCGTGATCTTGTCAATGAACGCCTCCACCATGGGCTTTGTCAGCTTCCTCTTTCCTCTGAAACTGCGGATTGCCTGCCTGATCCTCTCATTGTCCATAGGGCATGAATCAAATCCCTTCAGGGATGTCCTGATCTCCTCCAGCTTTTCCTTTAACTGGCTGATTTTCTCCGTATACTCCCTGCTCATGGTGAGATAGTCTTTTTCGCTCAAAAGACCATCGAAGAAATCCTCATATAGCCCACTTTTTAGCTCTTCCAGCCTGCTGATCTCCGAGTTGGCTCTGTCCATGCTGTCAATGTACTGCTTCCGCTGGTTCTTTCCAGATTCCGACCTCTGGTATGCCCTTACAGCAGCGTCCTCGTCCAGAAACAGACGGATCACTTCCTGAATGGCATCAAACACAGTGTCGTAAAAATATTTCTTTGATATAGCCTGGTTCCTGCATCCGCTGTTCTTCGCCCCGTAACGCCGTTTCCTGGCGCACATGTAATATCTTTCTCCGTGGTTCTTGAAAACACAGTATGCCGAGCCACAGCATCCGCATACCACCTTCCCGCGGAAAATGTTCTCCTCTTTCTGCGCAATATATCCCTGCCGCACCACCATCGACTGTGCTTTATCAAAGTCTTCTCTTGATATGATCGCTGGATGATGATTCTCAAAAATAAGCCACTCTGACTCTGGTGTAATATGCCGCTTTTCGTGGAGATACAGGCGTTTGATATCCCTTCCCACAACATATCTGCCGGTATACGCCTCATCCTGGAGAGCCTTTGTTATATTCGCAAGCGTCCATTGCAGATGCCCTTTTCCCACCAGCTTCTCCGGCTGATCCTGATAACGGTATTGATATGGTGTCAGTATCCCACGCTCATTCAGATCGGCGGCTATCGCCATCTTCTTTTCGCCGGATATGAAACGCCGGTAAATCTCGCGTATGACCTCAGCCGATTCATCATCAATGACCATTGTCCGGTTGTCTGCGGCATCCAGCTCTATCCGGTATCCGTATATTACCGCTCCAACAGGAATCCCCTGCTCCATCTTTGTATGCTTGCTGGAGCTGATCTTCTTTGAGATGTCCTGTGCGTACAGAGCATTGGCGATATTTGTCACGGATACCATGAGCTCCGATGTGCTTTTGTTGGAATCAAAGCCGTCCGTAATGGCAATAAAGCGGATCCCGAAAAGAGGGAATACGCGCTCTATCAGGTTGCCGGTCTCGATATAATCCCGTCCGAGGCGGCTTAAGTCTTTTACAGCGATCGCATTGAACCGTCCTTTCTTCATATCTGCCATAAGGCGATCAAAGCCCGGACGGTCAAAGCTTGTTCCGCTTATGGAATCATCCACATAGGTATCCGCCACCTCCATGTCATGCTGGCGGCTAATATAGTCCTTTACCATGCTGATCTGATTTTCAATCGTCCCCCGCTCTACGGTCTCTTCCTTTTCCTTTGACAGGCGGGCATAGACTGCCACCTTGTACTCGCGGGATACATAGTCATCCATCCTTGTTTTCGCTGTATTCCTTGATCTTTTGCCCATTTATACCACCTGCCTTTCCACGGAAGCCATCTGCGCGCGTTCGATCACTTCCCTGATCTCATCGTCACAGTCCATAACGACCTCCAGCCGGCCGTTCTCATGAACCCGAACCGACTCAAGGACACTGACGACAATAGACCTTGTAAGCTCGGTAATATTTTGGTACTGTCCAAACTCATTGATCAGGGAATCCACCCTATCTCTGCCAGTATCTTCCTTTTCCGCCTCCTCCCTTAACCTTGCAGCAGCCTGTTCGCTGTGCTTTCTCTTCGCCTCAAAAGAACTCTTGATCTTGCCGAAGTCCTCCTTACTGACGATCCCATCCCGATAGTCCTCATAAAGGGAAACCAGCATCTCGTCATAGTGGGATATATCTTTTTCGCAGACTTTTATCCTTTCCAGCTGCTTTTTCTTATCCGCACGGCTGTTCAGCATATCCCCAGCTTTCCGGATCACTTCATCCGCCTGTATGAGCTGTCCGATGGTCTCCCGTATGGCTTCCGCTGTCTGCTCTTCCAGGATATCCTGACGGATGCGATGTGGAGAACACTTCTTATGCTTCTTATTCTCAGAGCACATATAGTAGGCGTACTTCTTTCCACCGGATATGCTGACTTTGCGTGCCATCAGTGCCCCGCAATCCGCGCATACAGCTATCCCGGAAAGGAGATAGATTTCTTCCTGTCCGGGTGCCGTCCTCATATCCTTATCAAGAAGCCGTTGAACAATCTGGAAATCCCGTTCAGAAACAAGAGCCTCATGATTATTATTCACCACAGCCCATTTCTCGGGATCTTTCCAGATCTCCACCTTGATCTTATGGTTTGGAGTTGTCCGCTTCCCCTGTATTAGCGTTCCGGTATATATGGGATTTGTGACTATGCGCCTGACCGCAAGAGGGCTCCACGCAGCACAGTCGTTTTTCTTAAAAGCGCTCCTGTACCGTTCACCCCTGCTTCGCTTATACTCCATGGGCGACTTTATCCCCAGTTCATTCAGCTTTCTACTGATGGAATCAAGGCTCATGCCTGACTTGACCCATGAGAAGATATCCTGTACCACAAGCCCTGCGTATTCATCCGGCACGAGCCTGTTATGGTCATCCTCCGCTTTCTGATATCCATAGACACAGAAGTTGCCGACATAATCCCCATTCTGGCGCTTGACCTCCAAGTGGGATCGGATCTTTATGCTGATATCACGGCAATAGGCATCGTTGATCAGGTTCTTGAAGGGTATGACGATCTCATTCGCCTGGTCTTGAAAAGAAGCGCTGTCATAGTTGTCGTTGATCGCTATGAAGCGCACCCCCATCGCCGGAAAAATCCGCTCAATGTAACGTCCCGCATCGATATACTCCCGTCCGAAGCGGCTCAAGTCTTTCACGACTATGCAGTCCACCTTGCCGTCCTTCACATCTTCCATCATAAGCTGGAACGCGGGGCGGTTAAAGGTCGCGCCGGAATAACCATCATCTTCACGGATCGATACGACTTTGATATCCTTCTTGTCCTTAAGGTAGTTCAAGATAAGAGATTTCTGATTTGATATGCTGTTGCTCTCCGCTTTTCTGGCATCAGCAACATCGCCGTCTTCCTTGGATAACCTGACATAGACGGCGGCTTTATAGATTTTTTGACAATCACTCATACGCTGCCACTCTCCTTTCCATCTTTGTCAGGGGAAAGACCTCTCCAAGGCGTGGCAGCCGGATCATAGATGCCCTTACGGGCGTATTTGGTTTGTCCTTATCAAGTCATAGTCTACCACTTCCGAGAACAGATCTCAACAGGATTTTTTAGTCCAGTCATCCCTTTGTATTCAGAGCAGAAGCAAGCGCATCCGCGAACCTGACGCCATTATTTGCAAAGCTGATCTTGACGAGTATTTTTCCATCCTTACTACGACGGAAATAAGGGTTCCTACCTGTTTCCAGCACTTTTCTCACCCTGTCCGCCGGTGAAATATCCATATATTGCCGAAGCTCGCCAAACATAGGCACTTCTTCTGCGCATACATCATCAAAGCCCATAGCGGACATCTTATCCAGATCTTTTATGCTAATATCCATGCCGCCTCCTATCTGTGCTGTAACTATCCGTAACTGACCGGACTCTTTCCCATTTACCATCCTTGCCATGACAGTATTTGCAAAGGTATAGTATGAAGGCATTCGCTTCCAGTCCTTTCTGAATAGAGATACCCGCAGATGGAATATATGGTCAGGAAATGATGAAAAAGCTATAGACTTCGGCTCCGTCCGCCGCCCTTGACTGAACCTAGCGGGGGCACAGGTCAGGCTGTGCCGACGGTGAGGAACTCAGGAACAACCACCAAACACCTGTCTTCACCGTCGGCCTGCAGATTGTAGCGCCCCCGCCATTATACGCACCCTTAGTTTATACGAACTTTTCAAGCGGAATACTGATTTTTTCAATGTTCCAGCCTGAAAAAGTTCGTATAAAATTATGATTACTTTAATCCCAATTCTCTGGCAATCTCTTCTTCATCATCAGGCCACATCTGAATCTCATCCGGTATCATTTCCGTCCTCTTATTGGCAACGGTTCTAAGCTGTTCCGTTGAAGGAGATGCATAGTAATCCTTGGTTGTCTGTATATTTGCATGACCAAGCAATCCTGATATCACCGATATATCCACTCCATCCCTGTAGAGATTTGTTCCTCTTGTTCTCCTAAATGTATGAGGAGATACCGAATCCGGCAATGGATGTTTGTCAGCTCTTGCCTTGTCAGCATATTTCTTGATCAGCTTCTCATAGTTTCTGACACTCATTGGGTGCTTCTGGCCATGGGATTCCGTATAGAAGAACGGCAGAGCCAGGTTTCTTTCCGGGTGGTATTCATCAAGATATTGGCGGATCAATGCAGTTGTTTTTTCATCCAGGTATACGATACGATCTTTCTGTCTTTTGCCATGGATCAGCACCTTTGTCTGGCATTCTTTCACCTCGACATCCCTGACGAGCAGTTTCATCATCTCGGAGATTCGCATGCCCGAATCATAGAGCATTGACATCATGGTGGTGTCCCGCATACCTTTTTTTGTATTCCTGGGCGTACTGAGAATCGCACCGAGGGAATTTACATCCTCGATTATCGGCTGCTTTATCTTTGGTATGACATACTGAGGAACACGCTCCAGGGACAGATAAACCTGTAGCAATGATGAGTCCCTGGATGAGGCATAACCAACATAGGACTTTATGGCAGCCAGTTTTGTCCCTATTGTTGATTCCTTCCGATGCATTACATCATGAAGGTAATTCCTGTAATCAAGCAGATAGTCGTATGTACAGTCTGCGAAAAGAAATTTCAAAGTTGAAATTCCCTTAACCTCGTTCGTATAGTCTTTGAAATCGTTCAGGGCTATGCGGTATGTTATTCTCGTGTAATCGGAGTTGTCCTTATGTTTGGGAAGGTACACGTTTAAAAAATCATAAGTTCGTGAGAAAAATAGCTGGTTGAATTCTTCTTTTTTCATCTGCGCATCACCTCCGGAATCACCTTGCCTATCGTTGAGTCTTTTTCCTGGATGATGCGTGCGCTATCTTCTACGTAGTGGAAATAGTAGTATGTCTCATTGAAAGATTTATGCCCAAGAAACTTGCACAAATATGGCATCATCTGATCAAAACTAATTCCCTGCTTTACCCAAAGATTGATCCTCTTGGTAATCATTGTGTGGCGCAGCGAATGGACACACGGCCTAAGGGCGGTTTTCCCCCCGAAGGGAGTCATGTTCCAGAACTTTGCAAATCGATTGCTTACCGTTGACCTGTTAATAGGATTGTCAGGAGACATTCCCGGAAAAAGCCATCGGGGATTCCCGCCAAGTTCTGCACAAAGGTACCGATGATAGTTACGGCACATATCCAGCATGTCGGCAGAGAGATATACCGCTCTGTCCTTATCACCTTTGCCGTTCAGTACCACGATCATCCCGCTTTCTAAATCGACATTCTCCATAGGGAGGTAGGAAGCCTCGGAGTTTCTGAGCCCCGTGCATGCAATCAGGCGGAACAATACGGGATACTCGTTTGCCATTCGTGATGACATCTTAGAGGCATATCTTGGCTTGAAGCAATCTACCTGATAGAAAAATGCCTTGAGTTCCCCGTCTGTAAGGACATATGCCGGTGACTTGTGGCAGCGCGCTTCTATAGGGGGATAATAGCTTATAATACCAAGTCCGTTAAGGTAGAGCGAGAACTCTCTTATTATCGAGGTTCGGTGCTTCAGCCCCCCGGCACCCTCGTTATCTCTTTTTCTTAGCCATTCTTCCAAGTTCTCCTGGGTCAGGCCGGTTTCCCCATAATCATGGGACTGCCAATAGGCATCAAATTTTGCCATCCACATGGATTCATTGAAGTATTTATATCCCGCCGCCTGTTTTTCCTTGATGAATCCCCGGATATGGTGCCCTATGGCACTACTGAATTCAAAATCCCTATGCATGTGGATACCTCCCTTCCAGAGAAATCCCCATCTCATCCAAAGAGAGGCAGCACATTTTCATTCTTTCCTGATCCAGCAGTGTGTATCTGTGTACGTTCTTTGTATCCGTATGGCCCAGCGCATTGGCTGTATCGTCTATTGTGGCTCCGCTCTTCAGCGTGTTTGTCCCGAAGGTCTTCCGAAGTGAATGGAACCTGGGCGTGGAAAGCCCGTATCTTTTCATGGCATTCCTACAGCAGTCTACCTTTAAGGGCCCGTGTGGGGCAGTCATGCTCAGAAATATATGTGTTTCCCCATCTGTTTTCGGACGCCCCTCCTTGATGTATTTATAGATCGCATTTCCAACAGCATTGCTCATCGGAGCCCACTGTTCTACTTTGGTTTTGTCCTGGATGATGCGGATGAGCTTATCTTTCCATCGTATATCCGACAATCTGAGGGAAACAATATCGCAGCCCCTGAAGCCAAGGTCCAGCCCGCATTGTATGATGGCCGCATCCCTGAGCTGTGTGGGGGTGGATGCTGCCTTGCGGCGTTCTTCAATCTTCCGCAGATCATCTTTGCTTAAAACCTCTACGATCCTTTCACCTGCGTCTGCCGTGTGTGGAAGGGCTTTGCACATACCATATGGAAGTACCCTTTTTTCTTCCAGCCATTTAAGGAACTTTCTGATCCTGCAGTTGCAGGCATTCTTTGCTCCTATGGTTTTGTGCTGATCCTGGGCGTGGAATTGCTTGATTGTTTCCGGAGTCAAATCGGAGTAAGATTCCAGCCCTTGCGACACAAGGTACCGACTCAACCGAACAAGGGCTTTTTTGAATCCTCTGATTGTAGACGTATCCCACTGTTCCTTTTCCTTCATTTTAACGAAGGGATCAATACAGTCTTTACACCACTGGGGAAGGGAGTCGTAGGCGCTTGTTTTATGTCCCTTCCACCGGTTCGTTAAAATAATATCACCCTTGTGCGTATAATCATCGTACATTTCAAGGGCACGCCGGGCTTTGTTACTTTCCGATCGAAATACCCGCATGCCAAAAGCATCATGCCATTGCTCGGCAATGGACTTGTAATAGCCAAGCCCTTCCTGATCCAAAAACAGGTAAAAAAGTGTTAATGTACGGCGGAAGGTAGCGATGACAGCATATGAATACATTTTGCCCTGTAATGCGCAGCAAAAATCCGGGATGCTGTTATATACTTCAAGAGCGGGAAAGCAAAGACTCTCGCTACGGCAGGATTCCACGATGGATCTTGCCCCTTCCTGCATTTCCATAAGGGATGTGATCTTTCTGCCGCTTTCTTTTTGAACATAATGCATATACAGTGCATAGCCGGGCTTCATAAGATTATTTTTTGCCAAAAAAAAGAGGAAGTTGCATACGAACCCCTCCGAATTTTTGACTTTGGATCCCCTTTCGTGTATGAAGGTATCATAACCGGCCAGCAGAGAATAAGAGAAGTCGGCACATGAACCGACCCCATTTGCACCGGCGTACTGGCAGAAAGTCCTGACAGCACTGCCAATCGATTCTTTATACGAAAGGCAGTAGGCACATGAGTCAATATAATCCTGATAAATGTCCAGAATCTCGACAAGATCAGGGGGTGGCTCGTTGAAGATGCTGATGTGAATGCCGGAGATATGCCCCATATCATAGACATCACAAAGGCGATTTACCGCCTGGCTGTTTTTGAGGGGCTGTTTTTGATAGATCTCCTGCATATCAAACCACTGTTGAGCCTCATCAGGAGAAAATGTGCTTACCCCCTTTCCCATAAGATGTTCCTTCAATCGTGCAAAACAATCCTTATGCATGGCATGGCTGTCAACATCATATCCATACCTTGACAATGTGTTGAGTACGGTTGCGACATTTGCGTCATAATATATCATCGTTGCCTCCTTTCTTGCTTAGGTTATTTGCATACAAGATGATATACTATATCGGAATAATTTTATACGAACTTTTTCAGGCTGGAACATTGAAAAAATCAGTATTCCGCTTGAAAAGTTCGTATAAACTAAGGGTGCGTATAATGGCGGTTATACGAAATTTCGTATAACCGTCAGAACCCGTCAAGGGTAAACCCCTTCGGGGCGGCTGCTTTTCTGCCTCCGGCTCGGAATCTTAGAACAACCGAGCCTATCTTTTTTCAGTACCCGCAACAGCCGCAAGGAATCCCTTCACATTGACATAGCGGATATCTTCCGTGATATCATCCGTCATTACATTGGGGACGATATCCTCGATCTCCCTCTTCAAAAGCAGCGAAGTTCCTCCCGTAAACACCATCGGGATGGACCGGATCGGCCAGCCCGCTTCCTGACAGGAGGCGAGGATCTTTTTTACCTGCTCTCTCTTACAATCGGAGATGATCTCCCGGCTCTTTTCCTTGTCGGCAATGTCATAGCCACGCAGGATGTCCTTTTCCAGCACATCATACTGGAGGTTCCCGTCCACGATGCTCCCCAGGCGTTTCCTGACCTCCCGATACAAGCTTCCGCCGCCCAGGTCATTGGTAAACATGGAATCCACCATCGGGAGATTGTCCTGGAACATCACGCAGTTGCAATTCAAGCCGCCGATGTCAATCATCCCGAAGATATCATGCCCGTACTTCTCCGGATGGAGAAAGACGATCCCCATCCCTTCCGGGAGTACCTGTACTTTTTTTACCGTGAACTGCTTATTCACGCCGTCCACCCGGATATCAATCCGCCCGACGCCCGGAAACATAAAATCACGGTATGCAATCATCTTTTCCTTGAACATATACTCGGAGATCGGACAACCGATCACGACCTGTACCTGATCGCCATTATCCGTAAGGAGCGCTATCGCCGTATATGCGGCGATCCGATGGATCAACGCTGCCTTTGTCGTCTCCTTCAGATCGTTTGAATTAGCGCTTTTCCCGATGATATAGCTCTTCCCGTCATACTCGACAAAATGGACGCCGTCCGTTCCCATCTGGCCCATCATTACTTCGGCACTGTCCATCTTCGTCCGGAAATCCAGCACCTTATCAGTCCCGTCCGCGCGGCGCATGGCCGCCTTTGTCATATACTTTCCCGTATCCACTGCAATCACTCTGTCCATAGCGCCCTCCTTTACTCTTCGCCAAACATGCCTGTATTAAGAAAGTCCAGCAAGGAACCCCTCATATGATCGGACTCCCCCGCCGGCTCTGGTTCCATTACCGCAGGAGAATGCGTGGGAACTGCCGGCGGATCTTGGCCGGTAATCCTCTCTGCCTTTTCTTCATGTCTGGCCTTTTCCGCCCCACTCCTGCCGCTTTCCTTTGATTTTTTTACCCGTCGCTTTTTTGCTGCCTGGAATGGCATCTGAAAATCCGTTGCTCCTGTCATTCCGGTCTGTACGGAAGCCAGCACACCGGAATGCGGCGTATGTCCGATCAGATAGAGCAGTATCTTCACATTCTCCCTGCTGAAAACCTCGTTGCCATAACGCTTTACCGCATCCTCGATCAGTGCCTTTATCACGGCAGAGCGCTTATTCCCCAGGGCATCGAGGGCAGCACATACCAACTTGTTCTCCTGATCTTCACTGTCATAGGACAGCGTATATTTATATCTGCCCATGAATAACCTCCTTATCCACCTTTGAATCCCTTGTAAATCCTCTCTCATTTTTCGTCTCACCCCCTATAATCCTCAAATTCCGGCGTCTTCCAAAAAATGAAATTATTGCACCAGCGCTGCAGCTTCCTGTATATGGGATCCGCATGCTCCTTATCGTAGATCATCGGGTATGGTGAAAAGCGCAGCGAACGGCAAAACTGTATCCGGTCAATATCCTGCTTGAGCGTTGTGTCATAATTGACCAGGATATAGACCATCACCTTTCCCCTGTTCTTGTTGTATCCTGTCGTCTCCTAAAACATACGGAGTTTATTTTCGATCAGCTCCTTGTCTTCATAGCGGTCATATGCAAAATGGACGGATTTCAATCGGATCCTCCGTATGATTTCCTTGTTTTTACCATTTAGGAGCCTTGCATCAAGCCCCTGGTTAAAATCCACTTTCGCATCGCTTTCCGCCAGCTGCTCTAAAAGCTCCATGTGCTGAGGGCAGGCGAGCAGGTTGGGATCGCATAATACGATATTCCTTTGACCCCTCCAAAACTCCGAAAGGTCAGCCACCTTTTCTGAACGGCAGCCCTCTTTCACACCTACATGGCAAAAGGAGCAGCCCCTCGGGCATCCCCGTGTCAGGAAACCATAGGCGGTATCCCTCTTTTCCCGCTCCTTCTTTGACAGCCTTCCTGTAGGATTTCCCGACCTGTCATATTCCAGGGCGGTATCATCAAAATAGACGGAATAATCCGGATAAATATGCTCAATCTCAGACGGAAGAGGCCGATCGCGCGCCCGATCATAAAACTCTCTGCCGCCCGACAACGAGATGCAGTACCCGGAGCCGCCCCGAATAATCTCATCTGCGTCAATCTCCTTTTCATAGTCCTTCGTAAAGGAAAACACCTTGCTCAGATATACTTTGTCCATGTGACCGGAGTTCATCGGATCATACCACTCCACCTGATCGCCATTCTGCTTATACCACGCAGACAGCTTCATTAGGGGAATACTGGGAAAATGATGTCCGTCCACATCAATCAGTCCTATCCTCATAGTACGCACCTCCATCTTTGCTTCGATCCCGTCGGGTATTTTTTTCTTCACAGCGTTCCTATCTGATCGCCTTCGATCTGAATAGAGATACCGTCGATTTCACACTTCAGTCAGTATTTTGGAGAAAACAAGCTGGATTTTACGCTTTGAGCATATAGAAAAGGTAAAACAGCGGATATTTGCCCTATCCTCAACGAAAAAGAAGAAATATCAGCACGTATTCCCTCTTTTTCGCTTTATCAGAGGCATTCTTTAGAGCATTTTCCATGCAGCTAGTTACATTTTGGAAAACCACCTGCGAAAAAAAGAAAAGCAAAGAGATTTGTAAACAAACTTCCCTGAAACAAGTAAAAAGCCACAAGAATTGTCTACTTTTCAGCATAGTAGCGGAAATTCTCTTGATCACCGATATGCGCATGATCTGAGATAATCCCTTTCGCGTCGCCCGCTCCGCCGTCAGCTTCGCTCACGGCTCCGCCGGCTCCCGCCACTTCCCTGCCCTCCCGGAAAGCTCCTTCCTGCTCTCAGATGTTTTGACAAGCACAGACAGCAGGTTCGGGAATGGCTCCACTTCGTTCCGCCATACCCTCGCCTGCTGTCGCTTGGTCAGGCTTCCGCCCGACACCTGGTTGGGCTACGCCCAAACCCTTCCGCTTCGCGGAAATGGGATGCGGACTCCACATATCGTCTGCCCAGAAGAAAATGGAGCCATTTTTGAACCAGGTGTCTGTATGGCGGGTATCTCTACTTGGAATATCAACTATTTCAGGGAGGCGATTATGAGCGAACAGAATACAGAGCAAAGACGCTTTTCACTGCGACTGACCGAAGGGGCATTAAATCAGATCCGGCTACGCGCGGACACCTTACAGATGAGCGTGAACCGCTATCTTCTCTATGCCGCAGAGCAGGAAATGAAGCAAGCGGGGGAAGCTTCATTATCAGCAGGTGAGGACGTACCGCAGCGACTGATCATCCGGCTCTCCGAAGAACAGCGCGAAACGATCAGCAAACGGGCAGCCGCCAGAGGTCTTTCCATCCGGCAATACATGGACTGGCTCCTGAACAAGCGGAGCGATGTGGACATCCGCATTGCCGTGACGGATTTTGAAGCCGTGGAGAAGCAGATTGATGACCTGATCACGGTTTTCAACGGCGTTGCCTCCGTCATCATACGCTCCGGCAAAGTCTATGAGGGGGAACTGAAAACACTGCTCTCAGCCATGCAGGAGATCAACGAATACTTCAAGAAGCTCTATCGTGAGGAGCACGACAACCGCTACCGTCTTTATGCGGAGTGCCGAAAGAAAGTCTTTGCAGAAATCGACAAGGTCAGCTTTATCAGGCGGAACCGTATCGGAGATAAAAACCGACCAGGATGATACCGGTCAACTTTTGAAAACCGGCCTGATCAGAAAACCACTACCGCTCAGAAGCGGATTACAAGAAACAGCCAATTCACGTCAATCTTTGAGAGCAGGAAGGATCAGACCAATGGCCGTTACAAGAATCAAGGCATATCATACGGAATCCAGTATGCACAATGGGCTGAATTATTCAGCCAATCCGGAGAAGTCTGCCCTTCGGGGAAATGATCCGGAGGGACACGAAGCATATCACTCGCCGGACAGCAGCATACCCTCTTTTCATCACCCAGATCCGTTTCATGGCAAAAGCCCTGATTCCATCCTGGACAACATCAACCTCTCCCGTGTATTCTCCTATACGGTCAACCCGGACAAAACTCATATCGGAATGGACGGCGATGTGGATATCCTTGTCTCCGGTCACCATTGCAACCCCGATCTGGCAGAAACGGATTTCAAACGCTGCCGGGGACTTTATTACATGAACGGACATCACGAGCGCACCGGCTATGCCAAAGCAAAACGGCCCATGCGGGCGGCGGTCGGTGAGGACGGGAAACCGCTTCTCGATGACAACGGGCAGATGATCTATGACGAAAAAGCGCCGGTTTTCAAAGACCCTGCCACAGGAAAGGTTGTCTATCAGGAGTATCAAAAGAAGAAAGAGGCCCGGACCGCCTATATGTGGGTGATGTCCTTTCACGGAAAAAAGGAGCTTGGATATGAGATCGATCCGCGCCTCGTTCATGAGATCGGGAGGGAGTTTTGTCGGGAGTATCTGGATGATTACGCCTGTACGGTCAACACCCATGTCAATACGGAGCATTATCACAACCATATCATGCAGTGCGCCTATTCTCTGGACGGGACGCATAAATACCGCGATACGATGGAGGCGCTGGCGAAAGCAAGGGATATATCCGACCGGCTTTCCATCCGTTTCGGCCTGCCTATCATCCTGAGCCCGCAGACTGACCGCAGCGTATCCTGGTTTGAATGGAAAAAGAAGCATGAGGGGCAGTCCTGGAAGCAGCAGATGCGGATGGATATCCGTGAGGCGGTGGGGATTGCAGACAGCACCGAGGATTTCCGCCGGATGATGGAGACCCTCGGCTATACGCTGCGGGAGACCGAGAATCATTTCACCTTCACCATGCCCGGGGTGGATGAATCCGGCGAGGGATATCGCTGCCGAGATACAAGGCTGAACAGCTCTGATGATAACTTTGATTACAGCAAGACCGGCATTCAGTCTGCCATCTCCAGAAAGAACGGGCAGCCCCTTCACGATCAGGCACCGGCCAGACAAAGCTTTGATCCGAAGCATAAGGGGGATCTGCGCCATTATGCCAGCCACATCTATATCTCCCGTTACACGATCGACGGCAGGCGGCGCACCGCTCTTGAAATCCTGTTTATCGAGGCATTGAAAGTCATCACGCTCCTGCGTGACCTGTTCCAGACGAAGGAAGCCCCCATCGACAATCCGGTTTATTATCCGTATCAGAAGAAACTCCAGCTTATGGAGAATTCCCTCGCTATGGTACAGAAGCTGGGACTGGAAAACCATGAGGAGCTGTCAGACCTGATCAACCAGACAGGAGTTGCCCTTTCCCAGCTAAAAAAGCAGTATAACAGCAACCAACCGGTTGTGAAGCAGGAAAAAGAAATTCTGGACAAGATTGATGAGACGATGGAGCTTTTAGGCATCATAAAAAGCTATGGCCTGGATGCTTCCGATCTGGAGCTCCACCGCTATGACGAAAAGGAAATCCGAAGGGCAAGGGCCGAACTGATGCCCATGACACCGGCACAGCGCAGGGAGCTTTACCTTGCGCTGTCCGATTCCCCGCTCTACCGGCTCCGATGCAAATATGAAGAGCTCACCTACCGGGAAGCGCAGGACGTGACCGCCTTTTTGAAGGATACAGACAAGCCACAACCGCCTGTCCTTTTCAATATCAATGAAAAGCCTGACAGAAAGCCCGTTATAGCTGTATCACCCGAAGATGCAGAAAAAGAACGCAAGAGCCAGGATACCTTCTTCCTTTCCCGGCTGGCAGACTTTCCGATGGATAAGCAGATGCGGATCGACCGCTGCAGGGAGCTGTTGAATGAGCTTGGCCAGCTCGGCATTAAACCGGAGACGATGGAGAATGCAAGAATGGAATTAAAGGTCGCTGCTGCCAGCTTTGCCGAGATCGAGAGAAAGATGAATGAAGCCAGCGCGAAGTATCGTGCCTTAAAGAAGCTGGAGCATAACCTGACGCTCGCCGGGAATCCCCGTTTTACCCACGGCCCGTTGTTTGACGAGGCAAAGGATCAAAAAGTGGCGAGAACTATCGTGGATACGGTAGATCAACTGCAAACGGAGGATCGGGAAATGGAAGAAACAAACCATTACGATCTTTACCAGCGATAGGACATAAAATGACAGCAATGCGGGAACAGCCTGGGAAACCCCTAAGCCTCTAAGAAAGCATGAAAACAGATTTTTGTCATCTTTTATAAAAATCCTACACTTAAATTCCGGATTTCTGTATTTAGGTGTTGATTTTTTGAAAAAATCCCATATAATGCTATCAGGAGGTATCACCATGCTAATCCAGTTTAATTTTAAGAACTTTAAGTCTTTCAGGGATGACACGTCCCTTGATTTGACTGCAACGAAGATATCAGAATATTCTTCACACGTTGTCACGACCGGCGGAGATAAGATTCTTTCGCTTGCTGCCATCTACGGTGCGAACGCAAGCGGCAAGTCAAATGTATATGAAGCATTCTCTTTCATGAGGGATTATGTTGTCAATTCCTTCAGTTATGGCGGCGACAGCACATTATCTCAGGGTGAGCGTCTGAAGGTCACGCCGTATCTGCTGGATGTGGAAAGCCGCAACAGGGAGAGCGAATTTGAAGTCTTTTTTGTCGATCCCAAAGATCCCAGAGAGCGCACCTACCAGTATGGCTTCTCCATCAGGGGAACCGAGATCATTGAGGAATGGCTCTATACTAAAGCTAAAACAGCGAGAAACGAATACAGGACAGTCTTTTACCGGAAAAAGGGTGAAGACACCGAGATAGACGGACTTCCTAAAAAAGAATCAGACAATCTGATAGTCTCACTTGAACCGGAAACATTGATCGTCTCACTCGGTGCAAAACTGCGAATTGACAGGCTCAAGCAGATCCGTGACTGGTTTTTCTATCATCAGGTGCTGAATTTTGAGGCTCCCGCGAATGAGTTCTTTAGTTCCTCCATGCTCCCGCAAGGATTCGCTGCCGACAGGTCCGTTCAGGACAATGTGGTAAAATATCTTTCATCATTTGATGAATCTATCGTTGGATTTGAGGTGGAAGAATTGCGCAGTTCTGAGGAGCATATGGATAAAATATATAAGATCAATGCGTTGCACCGCCTCTCAGGGAAGGGCGGCTACCAGAGCATCCCTCTGCAGAGTGAATCCGGCGGTACGCTAAAAATGTTCGCTCTCTACCCCGCACTGAAGTCTGTTTTTGAACATGGAAGCGTGATGCTGATCGACGAGCTGAACGCCAGGCTCCATCCATTGCTGGTCCGTAATATCATGCTCTCCTTCCTCACTCCGCAGATCAACCCCAACCATGCCCAGCTCATCATGACTACTCATGATGTATGGCAGTTTTCAAACAGTTTTCTACGGCGGGATGAGTTATGGGTAACAGACAAAAACCCGGATGGTGTATCCACGCTATACTCTGTAGCTGACTTCAAGGATACTGACGGAAACAAAATCCGCAGAAGCGAGGCTCTCGCAAAGAATTATTTGGTGGGGAACTATGGGGGTATACCTGCACTCAGACCCATCGGTATTCCCCTGGAGGGTAATAAAAATGAGTAAAAGAGCAAAACAGGATAGAGCCGGAAAGAGACATGACCGGAATCAGCGTTTTTGTTCCAGAACCCCTGCGCTTGGATATTATCTCATTGTGACGGATACGGATGAAACGGAAAAAAACTACTTTGAGGGGCTCAGGGACAGTATACCGCCTGAGATCCGCAATCGTATCGTGATTCATGTGGAGAAGGCAAAGACCACATATGACCTTGTGGACAGGACGAAGGAGTTCTGCGGTTCATCAGCGCAGCAAAGGATACCCTGGATTGTGTTTGACCGCGATGAAGTCAAGGATTTCAACGGCATTATCAGAATGGCAGAGGATTTTGATATACACGCAGGCTGGTCAAATCCATGCTTCGAGATATGGATGTATGCCTACTTCGGCGAGATGCCAAACATCACCGATTCCGTCACCTGTTGTAATCGTTTTGCTGACAGGTTCAAAAAGCTTACCGGAAAAGAATACAGGAAAAATTCTTCTGACATATACAGGAAATTGAATGATGTCGGCAGCTTTAAGACTGCTTTTCAACTGGCTGAAGCCGCACTTAAAAGAGCAGAAGAAGACGGGAGGGTACCATCAGATTCCGCTCCCGCCTGTACTGTCCATCGTTTGGTTAAAGAAATACTCGACAAGATAAATACCAATCGGAATGGCACAAAATAGCTCACCTCCAGACCCACACGACTCTATACCCGATCTGCTCCCCCATGACGGGCGGGTCCGGCTCCGCCTCGTTATCTCCCTGAAAGATGAAGGTATCGCCATTAACCGCTTTTACCCGGTGGACGACAGTGAGATTGATATGAAAATGCCCGCCTGCTGTATCTGTTGCTTTTCTTGTATAGGTGACGATATCTCCAACCTTTACATCCTCCGCGCTAATGGGAACGGCCACCACCAGGCTGTGCGCTAGGATCGTCGGCTCCATGCTGTCCGTCATAACAAAGAAGGGCCGATAACCAAAAAGGTTCGGCTTCCCGCTCAGTATCAGCGTGACCAGGCAGGAAAACGCACAGGCACAGATAACGAAGAACAGCAAGTTATCTATGATCTTTTCAATTTTCGGCAAGCTATTTTTGATCTTCTCTATTTGTACCCTCATCCTAAGCCTCCCCTTTCTGTGCTCTTTGAATGTCTTCTTGTTTTCGGCAGTCGCACCACAATATCTTCATCCCCCATACTTTCCTCCGCCCCCTTTCCGATCACTGCAATCAACCTCCCGCTTTCTGCTCTCTCTGACCTGCCTCCTGCACAAGTCTGCGGATACAAAGCGCGTATCGCTCCCGGATATCCTGAGCCAAGGTCTTATCCGACAACTTCTCCCGGAAATGGCACAGTGCCGCAGCCGTTTTTTCGGAAAGGTACTGCGGGACTGGATACCCCTCTGCCCGGAACAGCTCCCGGATCGAAGCCGTCTCGCGGACCGCGCGTCCAGCATCCGCATAAAGCTTCAGCAGCTCTTTGCCCTCTTTTGATGAAATGCAGGCAACTCGGCAAGGGCAATACACCATTCCCTTCGGGACAGCAATCGCCCTGCGCAGATGCTCATTAATAGCATCCTTTCCCTCCTGTCCGTGTGTTAAGGCATCCAACTCCGCAAAAGCCGCCAGATATACCAGCTTTTCATCGGATCCCGGCTCATACTCCTTTGCGGGTGTCGTCTCCAGAAATGTCACGGAAACATCATGCAGCGCCGCAAGCTGTTTTAACCCAGCGACTACCGCCTCCTGTGTGATTGTTTCCCTCAATCTGTCAGTCTCATTTCTGCCTATTTGCTCGTTTTTCAATTCCGATTTATTTCCCATTTTCGATCTCCTCTCTCCATTTCCCACATAGAGCCGCTCAATGTTTGAACTAAACCCACATATTTTCACATGTTCAACTGTCATTCCGAAGCTCTTGTGTCTCTACTCCGATCAACACGGGATCAAGATCTGCGGAACGCTGTGTACCCTTTCCGATATCTGCAATGTGTAGAATCCCTGACCCACCTTCTTTTCCGCTCACTCATTGCCGGAAAAGTTTCACTGATATACTGCAATCCGTTACCTGCTGAATGCACCCAGGTGTTCAAAGCTCCTGCCGCTCCCTCTCCGCATACGGGATATACGGCTCGATCCGATAATCCGATGCAGAGGGAAGCAGCCGCAGCATATACTGTCGGAACATCCCATACAACACGCTGCCTACAATCAGCAGAAATGCCGTCACGCCTAATATCAACGGCATGTAATCTTCTTTCACTGCATCCACGGAGTAGGTATCTCCTGCGGCCATCAGCGAATCGTTATCCGTTCCGGTGAAAACCAGCTCCACACCGATCTCCGGTAGAGCAATGATCCCGTCCTCCGGCATGACCATCTGCTCCATAAAGCTTTTCCCGCTGTCCTTGGAAATACGCAGCACAGCATCCCCAAAGGAACCGCCTTTCAGCACCTCCGCACGGATCGCGTAGCCGCCATCATGGAGCAGATAAAATGCGTGTGTCCCCTGCACCAGTTCCCCGACTGTCAGCTCTGCTGCACCATCCCCCTTATGCTGTATCACCAGCTCAGTTGATGGATCGGGGATATAGGCAGAATATTGATCCCCCTCGACAAAAAAGCTATCCGGATCACGGGGATCAGCGCTGAAATAAGCCGTCAGCCCGCTATCCTTTGCCCTATTTTCAGTATCATCAGAGAGCTTTATATTTCCCGCTAACGGCACAGCAGTTTCCTCCGACCAGGGGCCGTTCTCCCCGCTCATGGAATACTTCACTGTCACGATCCCGGGTATACCGCCTTTGACGATGCGGATGATGATCTCATACTCCCTTGCAGCATCCCCCTCTATGCCGACCTTACCTCCACCGGCTCCGATATGTGTCACATCATAATCTGAAGGAACTGTCAGCTCCTTATCCTTCTTCGGTCCGACCCACAAATCGTTTTCTTCGGTATCTTCTGCTGATGAGGTATTTCCCAGTCGCTCATCGATCTCCTCCTGAACGGCTTCCTCATCCGCCAGCATGGTAAAAAGATCCACCGTCTCATGCTCTGACAGAGCAAAATCCTCGGGGAATATGAAGTCATATTTCCCTGTGGCATCGTCATAAACGCCGATGTTCGTAACCGAGTATTTACCTGACTCCACATAGCAGCGCTGGGTATAGCCGTTGTCAAAATAAAGCGGCAGTCTGTAAACCGTGTGCGTAGAAATGTTTCTTACATCAGCAAACAGAGCAAGCCGCAGCTCTTCCGGCAGTATCGCTGTCATGTTGATCTGGCAGTTTCGAGGTTCATCCGGCATCGCGGACACAGCGTCAATGTAGGTATCATCCGATGTATCCGATCTTCCAGACAATTCTCCATGCACATCCTCAGACACTCCCATCCGATCTCGTTCTTTCAGTTCCTCCAAAGACTCTATCCGTTCTCCTTCTTCCGGCTTCTCCCGGGGAAGCTCTGTCTGCTCCCCCTCTTCCGACTCTCCATGAGAAAGATCCGCCTTCTCCTCTTCCGATCTTCCTTGGGAAGGCTCGATTTCCTCATCTTCAAACGAATTATCGTGTATTGTTTCAGCTAGGGCTCTTTCCGCTTCCTCCATTCTGGACGCTCCCTCCATTCTGGACGCTTCCTCATCTGATATGCTCCCCGACGTTTCTGAGGCAAACACTGAAAATGGCATGGACATCCCTGCCCATGCCAAAGTGCCCGCTAAAGCTATCGTTCTCCAGACATATCTTTTTTTCTTATCGGTCATCTCCTGCTCCTTTCCATACAAAGCCATGATTCTAAGTTACACATAGAGATACCCGAAGGCAATAAATCCGGTCAGCAGAATGTAATGATCCAAAATCGCCCTGCTGATAGAGACGCTTATCAGCAGGGCATTGTGAAGTAATTCTCTTATGAAAGATACTCGTACAATTCCGGCACATTTGCCGCCATCTTTTTCAGTGCCTTCCCTGCGATCCATTTGGCATTGCTTTCAGAAAACCCCATTATTTTCCCGATCTCGGCAAAGGTACTCTCCTTATCATCCCCAAGGCCATACTTCAATGAAAGCACCTTGCGCTCCCTTTCCGTGCAATGCTTGTCAAGGGCTTCTCTCAGGGCCCTCGCCATCTCTTTCTGTTCTGCCTGCCTTGATACATCCGCAGCTTCATCCTTCAGGTCAAGAGATTTATCCGACGCATCTCCCCCTTTCTCAAACTCATTACCATCATCTATGAACAGGGGATCCACGCCCATCAATACAAGATAACCGAGCGTTTCATCAAGCTTCTCATCACTGATGCCCAACTCAAGCATCACAATCCTCCGAATGGCTTCATCTGTCCAGTCAATCTGCGTATGAAGGAAATCGTCACAATCTGCTCCAAGTTCCCTTTGGGCGATCTGTTTGATAAGCCATAACAAATAACGCGTCTCCTGTGGGATATACAAAACGTACTCATGAGAAATAGCGCGCTTCATCTGCTGTGCGATCGCCTTCCTTATGTAAGAGCTGAACCCTCTGGAATCTAGAACATGATCCTTGGCAACCCGCCAAATTGTCTCTTCCGCGACGCGAGTCAGCAGATCCCTCTGTGATTTCTGTACGAGATGACTTCTGACAAGACCGCAGATCATGTTGCGGTACCGGTGTATCAGTCTCTTTGTCGCATCATTATCCTGCGGGTTGTTATGGATCCGCCTCGTCAGCTCCTCAATCTCATCAAGATCATTCTGTGACGTCCTCCCTTGACTTTCGTTTACCGTCACACTTCCATTGATTGTGACGCTGCCATTGATCTCTACGGTTGCCTTTTTTGCCTCCATCATGAAATCCTCCTTCCTGTGTTATGGAGAATTGCATGGTCAGGCAGAGCATCCGCAGCAATCGAAGCTATCCGCTCGGAGCCATCTCTATGGAATCATCACTTTGGCCTCTACATCCGCCGCATACGGCACCCTGAAAAAGGGTGGCTTTACCAAAGCTTCCACAGATGGCTATTTGACCACAAGCCGTCAGTATTTCTCAGCTTGCGACACTTTGCCTTCCATGCAAGACTCCGTTTCCGTATGCATCCGGAAATGATCAGTCTATTTTTTTAATGTACTTTGATGCCAGGCATCTATATGATCATCTGCCGTTGATATAAATATGGCAGAACAATCCTTGAAAAATGGTCTCCGTATAAAAAATATTTGTTCTCTCCTTCCCGCCCTCTGATGTATGTATATCCCCTATCAGCCGGATACTGAAAAGAGCGATGGAATCTGCGCTTATAAATATCGTGTATTAAGACATCTGTATTTTTCAGTTCCCCAACAGTTTCGTAATCCTAAGGAGTATTTGGCACGGTTCATGCTCACCTGTAAGCGGTCATCAGGAGCTCCGTTATATAGAGATATCTGCTAAAAGACGATTCAGTCAGCAAAAATCAAAATGAAATTGCAATCAGTATGAAAAAGATAAAAAAAGCCGGAACAATCAGTTTCCCCTTGTAACGCATTATCAAATACGTCACCTGGTTCTTCTGACTGTCCCGGCTTTCCTCGTCATGGTTTCCAAGCCATGCGGAATTGCTCGGTTGAGTCTGCTATAGAGTTTTCGTCTGGTTATCTCGCGGCTTACAGCATGATTATGGACCTATCCTGCACGCTTCATCTCCGGTGGAGCAGCTCCGAATGCCAGCGTGGTCATGCTTCGCGGATCTCCTAGCATCTCCCCCTCCATCATTTGCGTTTCTTTCTCCTGCCGTTCCTTTTTCCTTTACCTGCAGGATTATTCCCAAAGGCCTGCTCAAGAAAATCGATGGCATCAACCTCACCCTGATCAGACACGAATTTGGTTTTTCCGTTCGACTTTACTCTTTCGCAGAATTTCTTGTCTGTATCCGTCGTCTTTATCACAACAACTTCCTCCGGAGTATCCGCAGCGATATTCTCATTCATACTCATATTGCACCTCCTCATCCGACTGCCCACTCATAAGGCACATCAGAAGGGATCAGACTCCTCGTCATTGCGCCTATGAGTTCCTCCATAAGACTGCTTTCAACCGGATATCGTTCACTGAACAGCTCATGCGAGATATCCGGCGGAACCGCTTTTCTCCTCGCCTCGGAAAACAAGACAAGTATGATCGCGGCTCCCAGTGTACGAATGCGATTCTCGGCATTCGTCCTTTCAGCATCCGCCCCGTAGCAGACGGCGTAAAGGATGGTATCCTCGCCATCGGATTCCTCATCGGAATCTATCTGAGGGAAAATTCGGCTATCCTTGGACAGCTTGTCAATAAAACAGATGCGACGGTCGGCGATCAGCAGAGTATAATACTCCAGCATTCGGGGCATATCCTCCAGATGACACTCTCCGTTCTCACCTATTCCCCCACAGATACTTCTGACGGACTGCTCGATAAATACGGACTCAGCGATGGTCCGCTTGGTAAAATCTACCATACAGTCTCCTCTCTGCCGGGACAAAACTGTTGTATGCCCGCGGCATTTTTAAAGTATGTGGTTTGTTGACTGCTTCTCCCTCCGCAAAACCCGTCACACAGCCGGTGTCCGAGCCGTTGATCTTATTTATTCATAGGGTACATCCCTCCATGTGCGGCCTGTCCCATCAGCATAACGGGCTAAAGCGTGGGAGTTTGATTCATTCTTTGACATAATTGTCCTCATCTGCTTCAGAGTGACGCGTAGGAATCCACGACAAACCGCTTCAGAGCCTTAAAAGAATCCAGAAACAGCTTATCGGCGTCAGCTTCCACTTGTCCTGAAACAGACTTTTCAACCTCCTTTCTCATAGCTTTTATAATGCACAATAACAGTTCTATATTATCGCGGCTCCCGATCTCGTCAAAACGCGCAAAGCTTTTAACAAGATCACTGTCCGTTCGATACATTGATAAGAGGACCTGGTCTGCGTCGATCAGTTTGCCTTCTTTGTCATAAAGGGCATTGTCTGACCGCACCGTGTTGTAGCCTGCGGCGCGGACGAGATCTATGTAGGGCGTGCCAAGATAAGCGGAAATCTTCTTGATCGTCTCCCGGGAGGGTCTGTCCTTGCCGAGTTCTATCTTGTTATACTGGGTATTGGATATCCCTATCAGCGCTGAAAACTCCTTCTGCGAATACCCTCGGGCGACCCGCCTCTCCCGCAGGAGCTTTCCGCAATCCCCATATCGGTCTGCTCTCTTCTTTCTTTTCTCCGTGCTGACTGTCTCAAACTCCAGAACTTCCTTCTTCAAATTGTCATCCTCTTCTTCCCGGGCTGTGCCTTTAGTAGATCATGTAACAACTGAATGAGGGCGCACTCCCCCTGTCAACACTCATTCTATCACCGCGTCCCGCAAAATGCAACTATTTTTTTTATAAAATATTTTAATCATTTCTTGTTGCAATTTTCCATTTCATCTATTATAATGAGTTGTATCATTGATGAAATCGTGAGATTAAGGATTCATTGAAAAAAAAGGAGCACTCCATGTCCGACAAAAAGAAAAAGATCAATCAAGTGGCTGTTGCTTATGGAGCCGACTCTTCCAATTACCTCTATGAAAAGTACCGCAAGGAGTTCAGCTACTTCCTTAATCCGGACAGCGCAGGTACCGGCAGCTCCGGGATCGGCGGTTTTCACATCCGCGATCAGGAAGTCTACGATGCCCTGCGGGGAATCCTGTCTGTTCCGATGAACTCCGTTTCCCTTCTGGAGGGATGCCGGGGAATCGGGAAAACATCCACTATTACTGATACTTTCAACTGTGGGAATAACGGAATCCGGATCGATGAAGATAACGGTCTGATTCTCGTATCCACGTTTTACCACCGACATATTGCAGAAAGGCAGGATGGGCAGTCCGAACCGGACAGCAAGATCACAGAGGATATCATCAGATCGCTTTTTGCGGCAAGCAGAGCCCTGGAGAAAAAGTACCTCCCTTTAAGTGAATGGTTCTTTTCAGAAGAAGGCAGGAACTCATTTCTCTCTTTTATCGAAAAAACAAACGCCAAGGCGCCCATTGATATCAACGAGCCGGATGAGACCAGATCCTCCAGTCTTATGAAATATGCCTATCTGCACGAACGTATGATTTACGCAGCTTCAAAGATCAAGTTCTATCTGGAGAGCGAGCGATCCCCCATCTGGCGGATCCTGATCACGGTGGATGGAATTGAATCCCTGGAAGAGCCCGAACAGGAGCTTGCCGTAAAACAATTTCTTCGTTTCTTCCATTGTATGGGGAACTTTCCGGAGGAGCCGGGACGGCGCGTATGCACCAACCTCCTTTTTGCCATGCGTCCTGAAACGCATAATAGGATGCGCAGACGCGGCTTACTGGAATCTGACAGCGCCATGATGGTCATTCCCATGAGGCGGAATGTGGAGCTTACAGATTATTTTGCCCGCAAGCTGGAGGCGCTCCCCGAAGATGTCAGAACGAACAGTAATTTAAAATGGGATGATGCCTACGGAATCCTGCATCGTATGTGTACAAAATATGAGAAGAAGTATTCCAGGATGATCATGGGACTTGCCGATAATGATGTGCGTGAAGCACTGCATATCTGTGAGTGCATTCTGTCAAGCACCTGGGTGACGAAGGATTTCTTTAACGCCGACAATGATCAGCGCTATGTCTTTAACAATATTTCCGTCATACGCGCGATCGCCTGCGGGGACAGTCTGGTATACACCGGAAGCGATATTATTCCAAACGTCCTGTATAATACAGAATCCTCCGACAATGTGCTCCTCTCCCTCTACATGATCTCTTACTTCATCCCGGCATCCCCCGGGGTGAAGCGCCGGAGCATCCTTCTGGATCATCTGATCTCAGATCTTTCTTTTGTCTTTGGAAGGACTGAGGACAGTGATTTTATCTCATCCTTAAAGGATACTGAGGCATATTTGGAAAAAAACAGTATAATCGAAAACGAGAACGGTGTTTTGATGCTTTCGACCAGGGGACATGAGATCTGGTCAATGTTAGCCTCAGATTCAGTTCTTGCCGAGATTTTTTTTGAAGATGTGTATAAGTCAGGGGGAGGTTTCCACTCAAGCTATGAGCTGATGCAGGATGACCTTCAGGAGGACATCTTCACCGGATTGATCGTCCTGTTGGAAAAGTACTTTAACGAAGAAGAAAAACTGATCGACAACGCAAGAACACAGGATGATACGTTGAGAAAATATAAGGATATGTTCCATTCCGAAACAATGGTGGGACATATTCTGGCAGGAATCAAAAATTCCATTGATTTTTCGGGTAAGTTCAGCACAGGAAGTGTCTATCATGACTGGGAGACACTTCATAACAGGATTCATTCCATGAGTCTGTAAGGAGATCAAGGCTTAGCCATTACTGATCAGGATTTGCCTGTTTTACTGTTTCCTCATACCTCCAGAGGTCGTTCCGGCAGGACATTCTTTTCTTTCCTGTCGGTTTTCAGGCCGTTTGTAGACATAGTGCCCATCAGCTCCTCTGGAAAGAGCTTTTTCTCTACAACCATGTGTCTGGAGCGGTCATCACACCAGAACAGAAACAAGAGAGACAGATACTCGGTCCAGCTGAAATTCTGCTCACCGCGCTCCACCGCACAGATTTTTTCCTCCGGGATCCCGGAGATCTCTGACACCTCCCCGGTACTCATCCCAAGATCGGCACGGAGGAAGCAGATTTCCGCGGCCATGCGATGCATGAGTACCCCGTGATTGATCTGGCCCCACTCTATACCGATTTCATTATTGGGTTTTGATGGTATTGCCGGCACGAGCACCGCTGCCTCAAGCGCAACCGGATCAATGTCCGTCTGCCCTTCCTCAATAATGGCAGAATCTGCCACCAAGGAGGTTCTTTCATCAAAATTCAGACTCTCTGCATCTGGACTCTTAGGTGCTACAGTTTTTGCGAACACCCTCTCCAGTATCTTCACATCTGCCCGCCCTTTTTGCCAGGTCTTGTGCAGCCGCTGGGCGTTAATGTTCTTTAGCCCAAGGCTGTCCATAATACGGTCAAACCTCCACATCAGAGTTCTCTGCTCCATAGGGGTGTTCACAAGACCAGTCATCATACTCCTTCCAGGCGTATGAAACTCCTGAATATATGGAACCAGAATCCTCGGAGCCTTCTCCGTTCTTATCTGGTTTTTCCAGGGGATCTGCTGAACCACCACAGCAGTCTTTGCCCCGTTTTCCATCTTCTCACAAAGAGGAACCCGATGCGCGGTCTTCGATATATATATTTCTCCGGTATCCGGATCCACATCGTCCCAATCCAGCGCGCATATCTCACCGGATCGGACACCGACAAACAGCATCAGCAGGATTGCAAGCTTCACCAGACTGTGGTCATATTTCGCACCAACACAGATCTTCTCGATCTCCCATTCCTCCAGAACTTCATAGCTCTTTCTGTTGTCTGCAATCTCCATCGGCCTGTCGTCCTGCGGGTTGTCCTTTGCCCTAGCGTAGCCCACGATCGTGCCGATGAGGGACCGGTTAAAACGCTGCGTGTTGGATGCCAGCGGCTTGCCGGTTTCTTCAGCACGTCTGATAATCTCCAACGTCAGATCATCGATTCTCTTGACCGTCAGATCACTGATCTTTTCATCCCTAAGTACCGGAAGCAGATGCCTGTTCAGATTTAAAAGATACATTCCTCTGGTACTGGGTGCAAGCTGGTCAAATTTCTCCTGCTTCCACTCATCTGCCACCTCAGCGAAGGTCATATCCGCAAAACATCTTTCACACGCTTTCTTTTTTTGTATATCGAGCTGTTTCTTCACCTCATCATAACAATAAACGGAGCCCTGTTTTATCCTACCGTTTTCATCATGACCTTTAATGTAGTGACCCTCAAAGCAGCCGTCATTTCTCTTGCAGATGTTCTCTTCCACATGCGGCATAATACTTTCTCCTTCTAAGGTCGGCATAACACTCACAGCCCGTACTTGCTTGCCTCTGTCACCGGCGCATGCGCATTCCGGTTGATTGACATGGCCTCTTTAAGCACTGCAGGAAACAGCCCCTTTTTCTCCAGCATCCCCCTTCCAATATCATTATTCCATATTACGAAAAGAATGCTCATAAACTCGCTCCACTTAAAAATTCGCCGCCCGGCTTCAGCCGCCTTGATCTTCGAAACATCCACCCCTGTCTTATCTGCAAGGATATCCCGCGATATGCCAAGGCTTCCCAGGATCTCCGGCAATTCCTGTGCCATCCGCTCCATAAGAGCCTCCCTGTCCAGTTCGCTTAATCTTTCCAATACATCTGCTGTCATACATGATTACCCGATCCTTATCTTTTCCTTTAATGAATCCGGATATAATCCGAGTATATCTACGATTCCCGACGTTCGCATGTTGTAATGGTACATAAATAGAATTGTCATATACTGATCCCATGACAACTCCCGACTCCCGTTCTCCATCTGCCGGTACATCCCCTCCGACATTCCTGTTATAGCTGCCATTTCCTCGATGGAAAGTCCGAGCAGCATCCTTAGCGGAGCCAGATCCTTTGCCATCTCATCCGAAAGCCATTTCACATCCACATGACCGCCATACGGTGACTCAGGACGGATCCCCAGAAAAGTATTATTCAGTACCTGCTCATCTGCTTTCCCGTTCATGTAGGTCTTCCTGTAGCGTTCAAAATTAATTCCCTGCACCCGGAATACACTCATGATCCTGTTCAGCCAGTTCTCCAGCGTCCTGGGATCCATCAATCCATCATCCTTGTTGCGGATCAGCGTCTTCCCCGGGGAAATGAACTCCGCAATATAATCTGACAGAATTGGCGGAAAGCTTACGCGCCTGATCTGTTTCTTCCGCGGAATCTCCTCAACGATCACAATCGTCTTGCTCTGCCCTTCCTCATCCCTCTTCGGGTTCTTCACCCTATGCGTGATCTCATGAATATAAATCTCATTCCTTGTGCAATCCACATCATCACTCTTCAATGCGCACAGCTCGCCAATGCGCATTCCACAGTAAATGGAAAGCAGCGATGAAAGCATCTCCGGGCAATGATTGTAATTCGCCTTGATACAGACAAGCTCTAGCTCCTGCGGCGTTAATTCTTCATAAGAATCCACATCACCGGGCATATCTGGTCCGTCATTCCCCTCCGTAACTCTTACATACTTGATAATGTTGCTCATCACAGCCTTGATGGCCTGTAACGAGCTGTTCTTCAATGTCCGTCCGCGTTTCTCTGCAAGCTCAGGAGCCAGCTTAAGGAACCTGTTTATCTCTTTTTCCGTCACATCATTAATAGGCGTATCCGCGTACTCTGGATAAATATCCCGGCTCAATGTATCTGCATATCTGTCCCAGGTAGTTGCTGCCATACTTCCTCTTATGCTTTCCAGCCACTCCTCAGCCACTTCCCGGAAGGTCTTCCCGGCATTAGACAAAGTTTCCCCGCAGCTCTCCCTTCTGGCAGTTTCTGCCTTCTCCCGGACTTCTGCCTTACTGTATCCGTAAACAGATTTGTAGACCGCCTTCCCGTCCTCATCCCGACCTGCGATATAACGCGCCTCAAATCGGCCGTCTTTTCTCTCGTAAATATTTTCTCCGGTTTTTGGCATAATAAACCTACCTTGCGTTATTTCGACTATACTTCCGGCACCCAGATGATCTTATCCCTAAGTACCCCGATCCTTGTCAGCATGTTTACAATTCCCCGGTAGCTCTTCGCATCCTTGATGGCCACCAGAACATAGTCAATTTGAGGATTCAGCAGGGCGCTTTCTTCCTGCACCGGCACATTACAATCCCAGTTGCTGCGCTGGGGATTCACATAGGCAAGGATCTTCTGTGTTCCGCCTACAAACACGGCATTGTAACATTCCCTCGCCAGTCTCCCCTTACCTTATATCCCAAAACAGGACTGTCTGTGGGACTCCTGCTTCAGCCAAAGCGAGAATTCTACAGGCTTCCCTGTTTCAAAATATCCGTCCTTTTCCTCTTGGATTTCCTTTTTTATTTCTTTTTGCTGTTTCGCATATTCTTCAACACTCAGGTATTTTTCCATCGCTCTGCCTCTGGACACGGGAATGTCCTTAGGCGCATCAATCATGATCTTTACCTGTGTCTCCGTCATCCCGAGAAAAATAATGTTGATATCTTCCCCTATCTTAAGCCATTCCTCCATGGCCACTGATAATCTAAGCATTCCCAAGCCCACAAGCTCCTTTATTCTCAATCAGCTATTGCTGTGTATCATCCTCAACTGTGATTTCAGCCGCATCTTCTGTATCACCAGCATATTCCATCTCTACAACAGCCACATCAGCCTCGTTTGTTTTCACTTCATCGGTATTCGTTTCATCGATTGATATGTCCTCAGTGTCTGATGAGTCTTTTTTCTGTTCTTCATCCTCTTCAGGCTTTTCATCATTTCCCAATACAGGTTCAATCTCCCAAGTAATCTCTACTTGCGGACGTACATTTATATCCTTCCACTTTTCACTTTTGCTACACTCGCCAGTCAGCCCAAATGTATAGCTGTCATAAACCACATAGTGATCATCTCCGATCACATATTTATAACTATCTGAGGTCTCTTCATAGATCCATGTATAAACCCCTGATGGCGCTCTGTCCAAAGTGATATTGGAATTAATAACTTCCTCTGACAAAACATTATTATTTCCATCACCATCTATTAAGGCCAGATAGATCATCGTTTCCTCCGAGTCAGCAATATCAGGCTCTTCCGATAATATTATCTCTCCGAGATTCATTATCCTTGCACTGATCGTCACATCAACCGGAACCGAACTCTTATTTGTAACAGAAAGCAGATCACTGCTTCTGGAGAAATCAATTCCTTCAGTCTGACGATTATGAAATAGAAGGTTTGCATTCTCTTCAACTATACCCCCGCCATATTTTGATGCCCCGGTCTTATAAATCAGGTTTTCCGGATCAATCAGAAAATCAAACGGAGATTCTGTGCTAACAGTAGGCAATACCACAGATACAACATTTTCAGAATTTGTTGGAAGAACCACTTCACCAGTCCCTTCCGTGTTGCCACTCATCGCGGCGGTCCTTATCGGAAGTACAGACATACCCAACACAACTGATAACAAGATAGTTAATGTTCTTTTCCCTATCACATCCATTTCATACCTCCTTTATAATAAATAGAAAACACTTTAATATTTTTCATCATCAACGAATTTTTTACTCATTCTCATTATCTCAAGTAAATTGTTAAACCTGTTAATCTGTGTTTTCAAAACCCGTAATCTTATGCATCCTACAACACCGTATATAACTAAAAACAGGCCGAATGGTATCAGCAGTAAAACCTTATCATCAAGCGATAATATACGAAGCGAAAAAAGCAGTATATATGTCGCTGTAGTTGTGATCATAAAATGAATTACCAATAATGTAAGATAGCTCAGCCTTTCCAACTTAAAAAAAGCTGTGCCTCCAATCAAAACCGCTCCGCTGATCCCTATACATAAAAAAATCCATCGCATGATGATCCACTCATCTCCCGTTGATTAAATCCATGCTTTGCCGATCTGACTTTCTTATGTTATATTCAGTGCCTTCCTGTATAATCCCATATATATCCGCTTTGCATCATCATTAGCCTTCTTCATCTTTTCATCCAACCACCCGCCACTAAACCAATGGATCGAATGTGTATTATCAGTCTCATTTACTATGCCGGACATATAGTCGTAAGGTTGGAAATAATCATACGCATAAACGTTAATATCCCCTACACTCTGAGATGTCCCGTCAATTCTATATCCATGCTTTAGAGCAACTCTCGTATCATAAAACCCACACGTATTTTTGTTCTGACTGCCATCTTTATTCAGAAATAAAATGTCTTGCCTCGAATCCAGGAATTCCTTCATGATTCGATTCCCCTTAACAGATCCGCTCAGACCTCCAAAATTGATGATCTGCCACTTTTCTACACCGCAAAATGCTTTCTGATATCTCAGATCATCTATACTTCTTTTCAATTCCACATCCGTATCAAGATAGAATCCACCCTCGCTATAAAGGATATCTATTCTCGCATAATCCGGAACAAAACCATATGCTCCGGCCTCATATGCCTGCTTCATATATGGATGCTTTTCTATATCATAGTTATCTTCGTTCCACTCAATGATCTCGTAATCAGGACAATACTTCTTCCAACTCTCAATACATTTCTTCAGATTATCCGGTAAGACCTTTCTTCCAAGCCACATATAATGAAGCTTCTTGGGAATAAGCGGATCTTCAGATATTGTCACGCGGCCTTTCGATATATCCGAACAGAAATTATGGATCAGCATCATTGGCATAACAAAGCAAGTCATATTCTCTGTACTGACCATTCCTTCCAGCTGTCTGATCACATCTGGAAAACGGCTGATATTAAGCAATATTACGGTATTAGACGGACAAGATTCCAAATACAAAGGAGATTTAACCTCATAGGAGTTGCCACAGACTTCTATATAACTCCCCCATTTTGCTTCACTATTGTCAAGATAACATTCTACATAGGAAAGCAGATTGTGATTCTTTAATATCTCAGGTGTCGTCACCTGTCCGATGGCACCTGCGCCAAACATAATGATTCTGCTATTGTTATCTTTTATTCTTTTTTCAAATTCTTCAAAACTCTCGCAGCGCAGGTTCATTTATCTCACCTCATCATTCCAAATATTTTTTCCCAGATATAAAGATTTTAAAGCGACCCTTGTTGTGATATAAAAACACATTCAATAACCGTTCCGACATAAATCCCAGATATCGGTTCTGATACGGATCATCCTTTATTCCAATCCTCGCCTCACAGGAAAACAGTATGGGAAAAAGCCATTCGCAGAATTCATTCAGTACCCTTCGCTTCATAATAAACATGTTGTAGCCATGGAAATACATCTGTTTTTCCACAAACACAAAACTGTTGTCGTACTGTGGCGAATGATTATGTACTTCTTCCCTTAATATCACCCAGTCCTCCTTTGAATGGGTCAACCCATACTGACGCCCTATCCCGGCAGTATTGATAACCGGAACAGTTACTACAACATCTGCACTTATTTCATCTATGTTCTTTATAACTTCGGGCGAAATATCAAATCTTCTCCTGTAATGACTTATTCCTATGTACTCTTCAATCGAATGCTTCCAGATCCAATATAGTCCTGTCAATTCACAGTATTGTCTATTTTGTCCAGATATGTTATCTCCGTTATTATCCTGAAGCTCACATATCCTTGCATCTGTCAATGCTGCCCCAACCTGGAGCTCTTTCTCGTATTCTCGTAAAGGGAACTCATTCTCAACCTTTTTGTCATATACGCTCTTTATCACATATACCGTAAACCTATTGCTCTCCATGACATATTTTCACCTCTTCTGGCAGCATTTCGAATGGTATGTAGCACTTATCTCTATTGGACAAAAAATAATTTTTCTTGATGTTTGACCAATCATCCCCAGCGGCATTCAGTGGTATCAAATCCTCAAAACCATGCTCACGAAGTCCCTTTAACGCCCCGGGCATATTCCCTTCATTAAGAGCAACAATAATTGGGCACGCTCTGTATTCAGCAGCATCTTCAAGCCCTATAACAGGTGTACCGCTTATTTCATGCGGATTCTTTTCTGTATCACTCACTATAAAGCATCTTATATGCCTCTTATATGGCTGTGATTCAAAGCAAAGCTTAAGAGCTTTCCCCATTATTCCGGCACCATATACCAGGATTTCATCAAGTCTGTTAATCCTGTCTGCAGCTTTATTTGAAATATACTCATCTTCCATCATCGCATACATCCAAATTCCTTCATTTCTGCTGTGTTCATACCATCGATGAAACTAATAAGCCTGTCAGAAAAGCAAAGCTCAAATACCCGAAAGCTGCTTTCAAAACCTTTGCATTGTTCTGCGTCTTTTTTATCCGCAATCACATTCGTCCAACCATCCACCCAGGTTCTGTCCATCTGATCCGGATCCACGTAAAATATGTGTCTACAGGCATTTATCACGAGATCATATGCACTTTCATCAACCGTACTCTCCTGTATAACCGGAATTCCAAGGACACTTCCTGCCTTATCGCTTGCGACCTCTATCTGAAAGGATTTATTATTCGTGATTTCGTAATGCCGGATTTCGCTTATGATTCTCCTCGTATCTGCCTCATCCCCACACATATTTATCAGTATCGATTCCCTATTCTCGATCAGTTTATACAGTCTGTCGCGAGATTTTTCCTTTTCCCGTATTCTTCCTTCAGGTGCTTTGCCGGTTATGCCATTCAATGCGTCAAGAAATGCATCAAATCTGGTCTTTGCGATGTTATGAAGCCCATTATATGCGCAGGCATATACTCCCTCAAAAACCTCCCTCAAAATATTCTTTGCCAGAATCTCATTAACGTTATCAATGCTATTTACTGATACAGCATCCGCATTCAGAGAAAAGAATCTTGTTTTATTTCTTATAAGGTAATAGTTCGGAAATGTGGAAGGATTAAGTCCGCCACCGCCCTTATGCCAAGCAACCGCGTCTCTGTTTGCGACCACTCTAAATCCCGCTCTTTTACACCTCATTCCCCAGAGAATATCATCGTAGTATATAAAATTCTCTTTCGGCATAAACCCGATTCTGTTTATAGTTTCCTTCCTTACAACCAATGCGCATGCAGGCACATAATCGCATTCATTATATTTCGGAAGTACGTCAGGCTCTTTTTCATTCTCATAAGCGAGCAGGAATCTCATTTCTTTAAAATCCACAAAGGAACCATACTCTTGTATCACATCCGGCTTGTCCATCTTTAATATCTTTGCACCCATGATCCCAATCCCCGGATTCGATTCCATATCTCTGTAAAAAGTAGAGATGCATTTCTCATCTAAAACAACATCATTATCAAGCAATACGATATATTCATATCCTGCCTCGTAAGCCTGCTTCATGCCGGTATTAAATCCGCCGCTCCCACCGAGATTTTCATTGTTGCAGATCAGAGTAACCGTTTTTCCATACAAAGCCCGTATCTCGTCTGCGCTTCCATCAGTAGAAGCGTTATCTACAACGTAAATATCAAAATCATGCGTATCCTGTTTACTTAAAGATTCTATACATTTTTTTACATATTCTTTTTTGTTGTAATTACAGATAATCACAGCTATATTCTTCAT